GGCTACCAATAACGGCAGGACAATCACCAAACAGCTCATGAATATATTTGGCTCTCTCATCAACAGGTATATACTTAACAAAATAAGGTAACTTAAACAATTCTTTCTCGATCAATTTAAAAATGGGGCCCACACGCATTTTAAAGTCATCCTTACGCGCATAAATGCCTCGGGGAAACTTATATGTAGGGTAAGCCTCATTCTTAATAAAACATTTACAAAAATTATTGAAACGAGCAAAATCATCATCACCTCGGAGATAGCCATCATTGTACATTTTGGTCAGCACGGCTTTCTTATATCGAGTATATTTCGTTTGAGCCAACCACGTTTCAAACGAAATATCAGCACTCGGATTTAAAGGTTGGAGATTTTCGACAAGCCACCGTTTAACAAACGCCTTAAAGCGCGCACAACGATGAACATTACGTGTCGGTAAATTCCGCCCAGTCCGAGCACTAACGGCCGCAGCAACATTGAGTGCATTATCTGAGTCCGGTTGAGGATACGATGCACCCAAGACATGGCAGCCCATAGAAAACCGCATAACGCGGCGATGCGTACGGATATTTTTAACGTTCGAAAACTTAACATCGTGACGTGGGCCATCCAAGTCGGGACAGGCAACCTCGTCAACGAAGTAACCGTACTTGAACCGTCGGAGTTTAAAGGGTTATGAGGATGATCCGAACCCTTAAAAAGACTACGAATATGTTCAATCTTCTTAGCTGCCAAAAATGATGTACAATGCCGAATCTCAGCGGTATCAAACCGATTAAGGGCGATACTCGCCAGGGTTCGATCACTGCGAAACGACGTCATATAATTAGTCAAATAAGTAGCAATAATGCTCAAAGTAGGTCCCTGAACAATTTGGCTATAGCCTTCATAGGACAAAAGCATCTCGGCATTAAATGTGAATCCAGGTACCCACAGGTACCATTCACGCCCAAAACACCTAATACCAACACGCTCTTTCAACCGAGCAACCACAATAAGTGGATCCTTATGTTCCAATTTAACGGCCTTAGCAAACGTCGTACGGAGATCTTCTGCGACGCTTTCGACGGGACGTATGAAAGTAGAATGAACTTTCACATACAATTGGAAACCCAGTTTTTCGAGAAACCAAGCAATTAAGCCCGTATTCACGTGACCCGGGTCTTTTGTGGTCACGTACTGAAAGTTTAAATTATGAAAATCCCGGACTAAACCGGCCATCAGCACGCTAGTTTCTTTTTTCTCATCACCTGAGAGGGGTGGAGAACAAGACTGCAACAGATCAATGGAACCAGAACTAACCGGTAACCCCGCTGCAATAAGTTCAGCACCCAAAGGAACTTTCAAGTGGCAATAACCGCACTCAGCGACTGTTAAACTATTCCCTCGGGAACACTTGCCACAATACCACAAAGAAGGCAAAGGATATTTTTCATCTTTTCCGATAGCGTACCCTTCCGCCCGGGCACCACTACCATACTTGAGGTTTATTTTTTCTTTCTTTTCCACTTTCTTCTCCTTCTTACCTTGAAAACCTCCCTGCTTATTGGAATTACTACCTTCATGCA